TGTGGTATATTATAATTTTTAATATCTATATTATCAAAAGATGTTCCTAAATAAATATCTTTTAACTTAAATGGTTTAAAATCTGAGTTTTTTAATTTATGAGCTGCTAAAGCAGCACCTAAAGGTAAACCTTCATCTCCCATAGGTGGGGCAATAAATACTTCATCAATCCATTTTAATTCATTTATTTTTTTATTTAGTTTCACATTAGCAAAAACCCCACCAGCTAAAGCAATTTTTTTAACATTAGGGTATTGTTTGTGATAAAAATTAATTAATTGTAATACTTTTTCTTCAAAAACTAATTGACCATTATAAGCTAAATCTTCTGGTTTATATGAATGAGGTCCATCACATAATAGTGGGTTTTTATCTACAAACAGTTTATGAAAATCTTCATATATTTTTCGTGTGTTATATTTAGTATCTATAGGATGATCTAAATCAGTGTCATTTGTAGAAGGTGATAAAGTAATACATTCATTAAAAGCTTCATATATCCAATTAATATATTTTCCATGAGATGATAACCCTACAATTTTACCTTCATCTTTTATTCTTCTAAATCCTAATAATTCAGTAAGCATACAATAATAATGACCTAAAGATTTAGTTTTTAAAGAATGTTGATTGATTAATTGTAAATTTCCGTTATGTCCTAAATAACATCTTCCCCAATCTTCATCTCCAGCCCCATCAATAGAAACTACAAGTGTATCTTCTTCAAACCCACTACAATAATAAGCTAAATTACAATGAGCCTGATGGTGATTAATTCGGATGTATTTTTCTTTAGGAAAGGGCCCCAAACCAATACCGTCCCAAATCTCTTCACTTACTTTTGCATCATAATAGGTTACTACATAATCTATTTTTTCCCAATCAAAATCTTTATGATACCAAACATTTTGCCCACTTTGCCAAGGGTATCTAAATAAATTATTATAATAGTCTTTATAACTTCTAACCCTATTAAATCTTTCTTCTTCAAAAGCAAATATAGGCTTTCCATCTTCTAAGTATGTTATGCCACAACTATGTTCTCCCCCACTTAAAGCTAGTATTTTCATATTATTAATTTATTTTATTCCATTTATCATCAGAACCCATTTCAAATGATCCTATAAAAATCATACCCCATTCATCTGGTTCTATTAGTGATAAAAATAATGTCTCATCTTCTTTTTGGTATAAATGATAAGTATGACCTTTTATAGGTTCAAATCTAAAATCACTACTATAAACTAAATCATTCCATTTAAAAGCCTCTAATAATTTTTTATACTCATCTTTTATTTCATTAAAACGAGCTTCAAAATAATGATTAGTTTTTGAAATTTTTTCCTGTTTAAAGGCACCAATATTAGTAGGTCTAATAGCAGGTGCTCCTACATTATCTCCATAAGGCATAATTGCCTTATTTTCTGCAAACATATCAGGTTTATCTTTTGCCATATTAAAATTTAAAAAATAATTCTTTATAAGGGTTTAAATTTAAAGTCCACCCTAAGTCATTATAAAATCCTTCTAATTTATTTAATAAAATTGATTCAAATATTTTTTTTCTATCAGCATGCTGTTCAATAAATAAACGTATTTTTTCTGGTAAATCATATTCCAAAAATGCAATTGCGTCTATTTGATAAGCATTAGGTTTTAAATAAATCCATTTAATTTTATCACCTTGAGTAATTTGATTGTGGGATTTATTTAGCCCCCAAAATTTAAGTAAATCATTATATCTAATAACTGCTCTTACAGCTGCTGGAGCTCCTTTAGCTACTACTGTAAACATTTCTCCTGCTCTTGCTTTACGTTCAGTATACTTATTAAGTGTTTTAACTGATGTTGGGTTACCTAATTCAGTTAATGGGATAGCTCCTCCTAATATTTCTGTTTTAAATTTTTTAACCCTAGCATCAATTTCATCTTGTTTAGTTCCTTTTAAAACATCAACTAAAGCACTGTGGAAAAATCTACCTAATACAGGTGGAAAATTTGCTTTTTTAAATTCAAGGCCTTTAACATCAAGTGATTCCTTTACGATACCTTCTTGTTTAGTAATCCATTGAGCATATCTTCTAGTTGCTCTAAAATAAGCTGCTCTAATAACACACTCAGTTTTCATATCTAGCCTATGTTTTCCTTTAGCATTAAAACAATCTAATGCTAATGAATCATATGATTTAGTAACTACTTTTTCATAATCCATAGCTATAGCTTCTAACTTATCATCTTTATCTTCTTCAGACATTTCATCAAAATCATCATGTCTAAATCTTAATAAAGGTTCTGCGTGTATGTAAATTGAATCTGTATCTGAATATGCTACATAATTAGTATCTTCAGAATCACAAATCCACCATGGAGTATCTTCTAAATGTTTCATTATACTTTTATTTCTTTATTAATTTCTCTATTAGCTGATAGTGCAGATTCTTGTATAATACGCTGTCCACTAAGCGTTATAGCTTCAGATAATATAACGTTACCATACCTGAAACTACCTAAAGCTGTTGCCCCATATAACGAATTAAGTAAAATCTTCATTGTATATTGTTTCATATGATAAGCAGCACCTAATTCTTTATCTCCGGATTTATATGCTTTTTTCATTGAATTTTTATATTTAACCCTTTCATCAAACCATTTTTTTAATATAGTTGATAATACTGATTCACGATTAGTTGCAAACATTACACCATTAGCTGATATTGATAATTCATTTTGTTCAATCATAGATACTAATTTACCTACAGTAATTTTAGTTCTACTTCTTTTAAGATTTTCAATAATTAATTCTTCAGCATAATCTCTACTTTTTAAATCATTTAATCCTAAACGATTATTTCTATCATCAGCATCTATAATTCTTCCAACCATTGTTTCTTTACCAATATTAACAGTCATTATAATTGAAGGATATAGTGAAGTTAAATCTAAATCAAATACATAGTTATAAATTCCTGCTTTTGGGCAAAATAAATACCCACCAGCATAATTTTTCTTAGATAAAGGATTACGATCTTTAGCAGGTGGGATAATTTTTTTACTTAATAAATAAGCTGAAATTGCTCCATCTTGTGTTTTAGTATTAGCATAAACTTCACTATAATTGTGTTTACCCTTATGTGCTAGGTTTTTTACTAGTGATAGATATTCTAATTTTTCATCCAATACTTTTAATATCTCAACATCTCGAAAATTGTATTGTATAAATTTAAGTGGATCGTCTTCAAATAATTTATCTAAATTACCCTCATATTCTATTTTTTTAATTTTAGCATATTTTTCACCAATTGCATCTAGCTTAAATGATGGTTCATCTGCCCAACTAAATTTCTTATGTAAACGCATATAATCCAAAGACTCAACACCTGCTATTTGAATGTATTGATCTTTAAACCACGGTGTTTCTCTAACATAACCAATAGGAGATAAATAACGAGCAATATCTTGACCTAAAACATTACACATTCTGTAATATAAATAAGGAATATCAAAATAATCACTATTCCACCCTACTATCATATCAGGATCAATTTCCCTAAATTTTTCTAAAAATTTTAATAATAATTCTTCTTCAGTAGCACAGGGTATAATTTCTTTAGTTTTAGCTTTAGTCCTTGATAATTTAGACTTAGGATCTAAAATTAAAATAGCCCACTCATCAACTTGTTTATCATACCAAGCAATTGATGTTACTTTTTTAGGTGCTGATTTAATGTAATCCTCAGTAAGGGCGTCACCCATTTCTGTTTCAATATCAAAGAAAAATTCTTTTTGTGTAGTTGAAGGTTCATCATTAATACCATATTTTTCAACTAAAAATTTCTGATATGGAGTCATATCATGAAAGTGAAGTTTTGAATTATCAGACTTCCAATTTGATATCTTTTTTAATGATTCACCATTTAGACCTGTATGTGAAGATTGAGACTCATCACACTCTATATAAGCTTGATTAGTCCATTCAATTTTTTTATAACCTTCATCATCCCAAAGATGAATTATAAAATTATTTCCTTTAATTCTTTGTGCAAAACATTTTTTGTACATCTATAACCTATTTTAACCACAATATAATGAAGGCTTAACTCGTCTCCAAGTTAAGCCCTAATTACTTTAAAGAAATGTTATATTATGTGTTTGAAACTACTAAATATTCCATTATTACTTTAACATCAACTGTTGAGGTTAATACACCTGATGCTACTATAGTCTGAAAGAATAATGATGATTCATTACTGAACCATAATTCTGAACCTGGAGCAAATGAAATTGCGTTACCAGTTGGGGTTACTTTATGTTGACTTGAAGTAGATATGAATGAGTTAATATTAAAATTATCACCTGCACCATTCAATACTGTTGATGCTACAATTGATACATCTGCTGATGCATTACCAAATGCTACTGCTAATGTACCTGCTGAAGTAACAACATTTTCAGTAAAGAAAACACCTAAAGATGTTACTAAAGATCCTGCTGGGATGAATTTTTCTATTTCAATATTTGTTGTAGCAACACCTACAGGAATGGTAATTGCATATGATGCTTTTGCTCTTTGCACTTCTCCTAAATAAGCAGCGATGTCATTAAGTCTTCCTCCAACTACATCTGAGGGGTTTATTCCTGTTGAGTAATTGAAGTTTTCTGTGGCTCTTCCACCGAAAGTTGGTTGGTTAAATCCCATAATTTGTTTTTTTATTAATTAATAATTTGTTAATTTGTATACAATTATACATATCCATTAATTAATAAAAATCAAATATTTTTAATTTCATCTTCTGTAAAGAATTGTTTTAAGTTTGGTCTATAATAATTAATATTTTTCATTACTTTTTTATCACGTGTTCTATAGACAATATAATATTTACCAACCTTTTCATAGTGACACGGTTCATTTTGCTCCTTGGAACGGAGTTCCACTGTTGCCTGTGCTTCCTCTTCGTTTGAGCAAGCCTTTGACATATTCGACCCTTGTACTTCTTGATAGGCTGGCCATACCTTATCCTTAAGACCATGTAACATAGCACCGTTCCCAAGGGAAACATAAGTAATATCACAAAGAGCATCCAAAACTTCCACGATATCTCCTCTTTCGCAAGCTTCTTTATATTCTTCGAGTTCTTCAAGAATAAAATCGTAAACAAACTGCCATTCTTTTTTTTCTGGTATTGTTGGTTCATAATTATTTGGTTTGCCCATAGTGGCGTTAAATGTTTCTACTTCCGATACAAACGGAACTTCATTAACCCATACAGGTAATTCTTCTTCAAATAGTGATAATTGTTTACTCATAACTTTTAAATTTGGTGTCCTCCATTATTAATTTTAATTGAATCAAAAAATTCTT